AATGAAAATCGCTCTCTAGAAATTAAAAAAGACGTTATTAAACTAACACAAATAATTCCGTTTGACCCTTTACATTTTGATAGTATTGAACCAAAACATAAAACTACTGGAGCATTCCTGATTTATAAAAAAAATAAAAACATTGCCTTATTAGATAATGAAAGATTACAATATGAAAGTGAACCAAAAGAAAAATTTATATTTAAAAATGAGAATAATGAAGTCTTTAAAATGGTAGAAGATAAGAAACCTTTAGAAAAAGAAGGTAAGAAAAAATTAATTAAAGTTGAAAATATTGAGTTGGAATTTAAATATTATATTGAGTTTGGAAAAGTAGAACATCAAGGAACATATGAACACGATTGGAGATTTAAAGATGATATAATTTTAGAACAAATATTTGAGTGCTCTCAACAAAAACTGAAAAATAAACCTTCATTAAATGGCTCTTACACAAATAGAAATAAAAAACAAATAAATCATTCAAATCCTCCACATAAATCTTCAGGTGATTTTAGTATAAGAAAAGCTTATAAAAATTGTAGATTCAGAAGATCATATGAATCAAATATTGATGAATATATTCCTCCTTTATTAAATAAATCAAAACTTGCTTGGCATAGCGTTCATGAAGAATTAAGAGATTTAATCGATTTAGTCGAAAAAGAATTTAGGGAAAAAATAGGAAAAATGTACCTTCCTACAAAACCAAAGCCAATCCAAGTAGCTTCTAAAAAGAAAAAGTTAGAAATTGAATCTGATTCAGAGTCAGATTTAGATTCTGAGTATTATTCTGGTTCTGAAGATAATTCTATCGCATCTTCAGCAAAAAAACCAAATACTGCTTTAAAAAATAAAGAAGTTTTAACCGCAAAGCCTAAAATTGTAACAAAACAAGTAACAAAGCCTGCTCCTCCAGTCATTAATAATATTAAGGATAATAAAAGTGTAAGCTCTATGTCAAATTCAGATGAAAGTGAAAGTGAAAGTGAAGATGAAAGATTAACAAATCAAATACAATCAATCCCACTAAGCAAACAATTAACAAATATAAGTTTAACACTTCAAGAACAAGTAAATGATTCAGCATGTAGTTCTGATTCCGAATCAAGTCATTCATCAAGAGTAGAAGCGTTTCCAACAATATCAATTAGAAAAGCAAGTAAAGCAGAGTACATATGTAAGAAGGATTGTATAGCTCAGTTAAAAAATTGGGAGCAAAGAGAAGATTCACACGATGAATTGAATACACAATTACGTATATTATTTAAAGAATATAGTATTCTACATGAGTATAGTTTTGAAATTATATTTAATAGGTTAACTATAAAAGATAAGATAGAAATTATTATTAATCAAATAAATAAAAAATATCCATATGATACAGACCGAATTGAAGGAGGTATTAATTTTCATAGAGCATATACTCAGTTTGTTAACTAAATTATTAATTAAATATAAAAAAATATAAAAAATAACCTTTTTTTATTAATACGTAATATTAAAATATAAAAACACTATTTTAATATTAATAAGTTACGAAATGTCAACATTAAATATTCATGAATCAGTAAAAGAAAAATTAGAATATTTTAAATCAATTCATAAAATTCCAAATATTATATTTCACGGTTCTTCTGGAAGTGGTAAGCGAACAATTGTAAATGATTTCATCCATAGTATATATGATAATGATAGAGAGAAAATTAAAAATCTTGTTATGTACGTAAATTGTGCTCATGGAAAAGGTATAAAATTTATTAGAGATGAATTAAAATTTTTTGCTAAGACGCATATAAATTCAAATGGTGGAGATGTTTTCAAAAGTATAGTTCTTTTGAATGCTGATAAATTGACAATGGACGCTCAATCAGCGTTGCGAAGATGTATTGAACTTTTTAGTCATAATACGCGTTTTTTTATAATAGTAGAGGATAAATATAAACTGTTAAAACCTATTTTATCAAGATTTTGTGAAATATACATATCAGAACCGATGTATAATGATTCAATAATAAATTTATACAAGTATAACTTGAGTCAAACATTTAAAATGAAAGATATTAAAATCAGTAGACTAGAATGGTTAAAAAAAGAGTTATTAAAATCTGTAAATAAAAAAATACATATAGAGGATTTAATGGTTTTTTCTACAAAATTGTATGAAAAAGGATATAGCGGTACAGATATAATTAATTTGATTGAAATACCAAAATTTGTTGAAGCATTAATTTCTAACGAAAAAAGATATGAGTTATTGATTGCTTTTAATAAAGTAAGAAAAGAATTTAGGAATGAAAAATTAATTATTCTTTTTATTTTAAATTTTTTATTTTTAAACTCAGAAATATCATTAGAAAATATATCATTTATTTGATTTTAGAAATAAATAATAAGTTAATAACTAATTATTAAAAAATATATTATTATTATTGATGGATGATTTTAATTTAAGTTCTCTACACGAAAGTAAAAATGAATGGAGCGCTCGTTTAGTAACTATTTTAACTCCTCTCATTGTTGATGGTTATAAATCAATTTTAGATGAAGCAATAAAATTATGTAAAGAAAATAAAGAAATGGATAAATATTTAATGACATTTCAAAATTTTATTTCAAGAGTTCCAAAGTGGAATCCAACAATTATAGAAGCAGAAAAAAAACGAATATGTGAAAAATCGCATTGTGCTTATTTAGAAGATTTAGTAACTTGCGTACATATAATTCAGTTGAAGGTTTTAACTGCTATGCGTGTCGGACAGAAACAAAAAAAAATAGATATTAATATACCAAAACTAGATGATTTTATTCATAAGGTTTATATTAATGTAGCTAGGAAAGTATATAAAAATACTTATTTGTTTGAAATAAAAATTCCTCCTCTTCAAACACAAAAACATAATAGAGAATTAGAAGTAATAGTACAAGAATGTATTTTAAATACAATTCGTGAGAGCATTCCAGTAGAAGCAATTTTAAAGGCATATATGGATGAAACTGTAGAAGAGGATGTAACTGAAGAGATAAAAGAAGAATACATAGATGAAGGACCTAAAGATGGAGGGTCTGTTACTCAAGTACAAGAACAAAATGTAAACATAGATAGTAACAATAGTGAAAATAAAGAATCAAAAATAAGATTTAATGATACTGATTATGTTCGTGATACAAATAATATTGAATCTTCAATTAATTCTCCAAAATCTATCGAACATTTAGAACTACTTAATAAACAAAGAACAGAACTGCGCGGTTTAGATGATGATGATGATGATGAAAATGTTCGATTAAATATTTCAGACCAATCTGTATCATTAACTGATTTTGACGTTCAGGTGATGGATGAACCAAAACTAGAATTATTACCCGATTTATTAATTGATGATATAGAAGTTTTAAATTAATTTGCGTAAAAATATAAATAAGAATATGCTTTAGTATTTTAAATGGATAATATATTTATAATCGCTACTGTAATATCAGTTATTTTTCTCATTTCAAAATTTATTGAAATGAGATTTGTTGATAGTGAAAGCAAACCATTAAAATTATTAATAAGAGATACTTTGTTGGTATATTTTAGTGTAATTTTTGGTTATTTTATTATGGAACAATTAAAACCTGTATTAGAAATTGCGGGAGAAGCTGTATCAGCACCACAAGTTTTTACAGATAATCCTGAATTTTAAATAATAAATTGTTGAGATAGTAACATTAATCCTCCAAAAATAGAAAGGTTCTTTGTAAATGAAATAATTTCAGATTTATTTGTTGGGAAATGAAAAATTAAAATTGTCATTGCGGTAAATGTTGCTAGCCCAATTGTCGCAACATATGCGTACTCTTGATACATATTCGTACATAACGAATACAATATAAGTAAACTACCAAAAAATAGTAACATTATCACTCCACAAATGGTTGTATTGTATACTAGTGAAATGAGTGATTGAGATTGTTTCAAATAATTTTTAATTAATACTAAAAATGGTATTCCTAATATTGTAATACTTATTATTGACAATAAAGATAAATACAAACTCTTATTTTTATTATATATTTGAACGTTTAAAATAATGTAAAAATAAATAATTGTAATGATAATTGCTATAATGAATATAGGGTTTAATTCAAGTAAATTTATTTGTGTTTTTAAAGAATTAACTGTATCTTTAAAATTAATAAATTTATTTAATCCGCCTGCTAAAAATATAAATAACAACAAAAAGGCATTAAAACAAATAAATAATTTATCCATTTATATTATTTATTTATTATATTTATTTATTATATGAAAACTAGTACAAATTGGAAAAATATAAAAAATTTTTTGTTAACATTTCCAAGTTTTATTGTTTTTTTTATTATTTTAGTATTATATGCTGATTCAAAAATAATTCTTAGAAATAAATACCAAGAAACAAATAATAATTTGTATTTAATTTTATTATTTATATTAATTATTTTATATATGAATAGACATAGTATTATTAACGTCCAGTAAAAACTTTAACTATGGGTTTTGATATTTGTTTTTTATTAATATCATTTTCATATTCATTAAATGTATAACCCCATTTCTGATAATTAAAAATATTTCCAAATATCGAACGAATTTTTGTCAAATTATTTTTGTTTTCTGTATAAAAAATTGCGCCAAATATTCTCTCTAATGTGCACCTGTCTTGTCTATTTTTTACAATAGATAAAAGATTAAATAAATTATATTTTTTTTCTATATGTTTTAAAAAATTATAATTTATAAAACTTTGTACTCCAAAACATCCATACCATTTTTGATGATTTAATCCTAAAATATTATCATTAAAAGAAAGTTTTTTTTGTATTTCACTATTATTTTTTAGTTTATTAGATATAATTATTGTTTTTCCAATATTTTCTTTATCTGCTTCAAAATGCCATATTGGTAAAACGTTGCGTCCAATAAATCTTTCAAAATTTATTCTTTTATGAAAAAATATACTATCGTGTATTATTACAGCATTTTCAAAATAATGATTCTTGAAAAAATAATAATATGGTAATAATTCACCTCTTCCTGGAAATTCTGATTGAATTATTTCAATATTAGTATACTCTAAATCAGCTTTAATAAAATTATAATTGCTATTATCATCAATAATAATTATTTTCTTTAAAGGATAAAAGGTTTTAATACATCTGACACATTTATTCCAATATTTATTAGTTTTTTCAGAATTAACATGTCTTGTTATTATAAATCCATAAGATTCCATATAATATATTTATTGTTTATTTTTATTTTTATTTATAAATAACAAATTTTAAAAATGGTTCTTTAAGTTACTTTGACAACATATTATATAAATTTTCAGAAAAGCAGATAAAATATCTAAAGTAGTAACAATATATAAAAATAATTAATTTAATTTATTTTTACTTAAAAAATAAATTATAAACAATATATGTTTCCTGATTGTACGTTAACAACATCCTGTTTTGGTCTAACAAAATATCATAAAGGTTCTAGAAGTCTTGAAGAATGTATAAATAATATGAGGTCATTATTAGAAGTTCCTTGTTATTTAGTTATATTTACTGATAATAATTGTATAGATTTAATTAAACAAATAAGAAATTCATTTAATCTAGATAATATTACACATTATGTTGTAAGTGATTTTGAAGAAATTGAGTACTATAAATATAATGATATAATTAAATCTAATAGAGCTGTGTATTGGCCTACAAGAGATGAAAGAACATGTAGTGAAAGTCATCTATTAGTTTGTAATAAAATAGATTTTGTTCTAAAAACTATAGAAATGAATCCATTCAATACTACTAAATTTGGATGGATAGATTCTTCATTAGGACCAAAATCTATGCGAATATGTGAAAATTATTCTGTTGATAAATTTGTAAATGTTGTAAATAATATTTCTGAAAAATTTCATATTCAAATTTTAAATGTGAATGATAAAAAATATAAATTAGATGAAAATAAAAAAGAATATTATAATACATACAGATATGTTGTTTGCGGTGGGTTTTTTACTTGTGGTAAAGAAATAGGAGTAAAAATTTTATCACAATTAAATAAGATATTTATAAAAACAACTGAAATGGGTTATGGTCATGGAGAAGAAATGTTATATTTAGAAGTTCTAGATGATTTTTATGATGATATTGTTAAGGGGTATGGAGATTATGGACAAATAATTAATAATTATATAAATCCTACGTGTAATTTGAACTATATTTATAATAATATTATTAAATCTTATTTAAATTTTGGATATAATAAAGAATGTTATGATTGTTGTAAAAAAGTGTTGTATAGTATAGAAAATTTAAATGTTAGTTGCGAATCAAGGATTTACCTTCAAATATTATTTTCGTATTATGTTTCGTCTTTTTATCATAATCAAAGTGAATCTGTTAAAATTGTAAATCATATTTATGATGTTTGTAATAATAATTCTATTATGAAATCTGAATTTGATAAAACTAAAGGTTTTTATGAATCACAATTTAAATTTTGTAATGAATTAAAACCAAAATATAAAATAATTATTAATATTTTTGCGTGTGCTACAGTTGAAAAATATAAACAAGAGATACTAAAGATTAATGAAACATGGGGAAAAAAAGCAGAAGAAAATGGAGTTAAAATATTATTTTTTTTAGGAGAAGAAAAAACTGATTTAATAGATGAAAATAAATATATATATTTAAAAGATATAAAAAATGATTATGTGTCAGCTGCTTATAAACAAAATTTGGGATTAAAGTACATTTACGAAAATTATAATGCGGATTTTGTTTTTACGTGTGGAACAGATACTTATATAAATATAGATAATTTATTATTATATATTAGTCAGTTTGATAAAAATAAAAAATTATACATTGGAGGTCATGGTGATTATAGAATGGTAGGATATGATAATATATATTTTCATTCTGGAGGAGCAGGATTTATATTAACAAAAGCTGTGTTAAATGATTTGTACTCACAATTATTTAATATTCAAAATGAATGGACTAGTATTTGTTATAAAAACTATGTAGAATCTCTAATTGTATCGTGTGATGTATTAATTGGATATTATGTTAGTAAAATTATTAACATTGAAATTATAAAAAATACAAATTTTTATGCTTGTAATCATAAAGGATATGCTAATAACAATTCGTTTAAATGTTGCGGAGAGAAAGTTAATAAAGAAAATATTATTTCGTGTCATTTTATGACATTAACAGATTTTGATGAATATACAAATATAATAAATTTAGATATATTAAAAGGTGCAAAAAATAAAAATAATATATATTTAATAAAAAATAAATATAATTATTTGTGTAATATGCCAAGTGATATTAATGAGCACTTACCAACATTATATAATTATGCTACAAAATGTGAAAGTGTAATTGAATTAGGAGTAAGAGGTTGTGTTTCTAGTTGGGCATTTACTTATGGTTTATTGAATAATAATAAATCAGTAAAGGAAATATTTTTAAATGACCTTGAAAAGTGTGATATAAATGAATTTATGAATGTGTGTAAAGATACTGATATAAAAATTAATTATGAATGGATAAGTGATTTAGAATTAAAAACTAGACAAAATTATGATTTAACTTTTATAGATACATGGCATGTTTATGGACAATTAAAAAGAGAATTAGAAAAATATAGTAAAATTACAAATAAATACATAATAATGCATGATACTACTGTAGATGGAGTAGTTGGTGAAACTATTCGTAATGGTTGGAATGCTGTTGAACAATCATTAGCCACTGGATTTCCAGTTGAAGAAATTAATCGTGGATTATGGCCTGCGGTTGAAGAATTTTTACAAGATAATACAAATTGGGTACTAAAAGAACGATACACAAATAATAATGGTTTAACTATTTTGGAAAAAAAAATAACAAAAAAAATAATAGATTGCTTTATTTTTTATAATGAGTTAGAATTATTAACATATAGATTGAATGTATTAAATAATGTTGTAGATTATTTTATAATTGTAGAATCTACACATACATTTAGTGGTAATGTAAAAAAATTAATATTTAATGAAAATAAACATCTGTTTGATTTTTTTAAAGAAAAAATTATACATATTATTGTAGAAGATTTTCCACATAAATATCCTAATATTAATTTTAAAAATAATGAACAATGGCAAAATGAATTTTGTCAAAGAAATTGTATTCATAATGGATTAAATAAACTGAGCTTAAACGACCAAGACATAATAATAATAACAGATGTAGATGAAATACCTGACTCAAAAACTTTATATAAAATTAAAAATAATGAAATATTAGTTGAAATAAATTCACTTGAATTAGATTTGTATTATTATAATTTAACTTGTAAAATTGATAGTAAATGGAATTTATCTAAAATATTATCATATAAAAAATATAAAGATTTGAATATTTCGTGTAATGATATTCGTAAATATAATTGTTCTTCTATTAAAAATGGTGGATGGCATTTGTCTTATTTTGGCGATAGTTCGTTTATTAAAAATAAAATAGAAACATTTTCGCATCAAGAATTCAATATTAGTGATTTTACAGATATAAAAAAAATAGAAAATCGCATTAATAGTGATAGTGATTTATATGATAGAAATATAAAAATACAAAAAATACATATTAAAGATAATAATTATTTGCCTTATGAATATGAAAAATATTTAAATAAATTTATTAATTAATTATTATAAATATACACAAACAATAATGGTTTAAATATTTTGGAAAGAGTACAGTTAATAAATTTAAGATACTGTTTTTATAAAATTATCTATATTTGTATTACATAATAAAGGAGTGAATTCATTTATTTTTATATCATCCCAATACCACCATTTAATTTCTAATAGTTTATCAATTTGTTCTTTTGTAAATCTGTATTTAATTAATTTTGCTGGATTACCTCCTATTAAACTATATGGTTCAGCATTTTTCACAACATGGCTGTTATTTGCGATAACAACCCCGTCACCAATAATACATCCAGACATAATTGTCACATTATTACCAATCCATACATCATTGCCAATAATTACATCACCTTTAGTTGATGGGTGTCCTTCACCATTAAAATTATTAAATATATTTTGGTGTATATGTCCGAATGGATATGTAGTTACCCAATTTGTATTATGATTTCCACCCAAATATATATTTACATTTCCTGCTATAGAACAAAAATTACCTATAGTTAATTTAGAATTATCATTTTCCCAATATATATTAGGTTTTCCATATGTATATTTTCCTATTGATTTCATAATAATAATAAATTATAAAAAATAATTTATTATTAAACGTATTATTAATTATATTTAGATGTAGCTAGATGTAGCTAGGTAATGAATCAATATCGATTACTTCACTAGGAATCTCTTTTTTAGTATATTCAAATGATTTGAATTCAGACCTATCTAATTGGGCTTGAGGAGTATGTTTATGTACGCATCTAGCTATCATTTTATATAATTTAAAATCTGGATATCTATCTACACCATTATTTTTATATAACATATTAATACCTTTATCGTCTAAACACCATTCAACAATTAATCTTTTTACAGGGTCACATGTTGACAAATCTTTTATCTCATCTAAATCATCAACTAAATAATCAAAAATAGAACAAGCTAATCTACATAAATCAAAACTGTAATTTGGTTCTAATCTAGGTTTTTTATCATTAAAATAAGGTTCGGTATTATATTGTGTTGCAGCATCACCTCCATTCTGAAAACTATCACTACAGAATATTTTACCATTATATTTGTAAATACTTCTTCCAAAATCTATTATCTTAAACAATCGTCCAAATGTTGGAACTTTATAATATTTTTTTTTGTAACAATAATATAAGTATTTTTTATCTGTAGTGTTATACATTACATTATTAGTATGAAGGTCATTATGTGTAAATGAAAAAGTTTTTTGATAAGTGATTAAAATCATAATAATTTGCATAAGTGCTGAAAACCATTCATTTTCATCTTTTAACTCATCAGATAAAATAAGGTCGTCAAATGTATTTTCACAATATTCCATACCAATTACTTGTACTGGAAATTGTGGGATTGTAGCATCAATTGTTTCTTCAATATCTGTACTATTACTGCTATCATCATTATCAGTGTCAATATCTTCCCATTCTTCAATATCTTCAATATCTCCATTTGCTTCATTTTCTTCATTTTCTAAATTATTTGATTCTTCGGAATCATTGCTATTTTCTGATGATGTGTGGGAAGTTCTTGATGAACAAGTAGAACTACTTTTAATAGTTGCTGTTTTAGAATTATTTTCAAGAATATTTGAGTTTGACATATCGATTAACTCATCATTATCTAATTCTTTTAGGTTTTCTGCGTTTAGTTCAGTATTTTCAAAAATTTCTTCAAATATTTCTTCATCAAATGACTTTATAGATAAATTAGATTTAGCACTAGAATTGTATTCAATTTTAATTGGTTTTTTCTTTTGATTTTCATCTTGAAAAAGATGGTCGTAGTTATTAATTTCAAATAATACATTTTTATTTTTATTAAAGAAATCAGAATTTGTTAAGTACTCTAAGTCGTCAAAAACATTTAATTTATACTTATTTTTAATAGCAAGGAATGAGCCATAATAATCTAAACCGTGTAAAAAATTGTGGGTTTGATTAAGACTACTAGACAAATATATAAAAAAACCATCTACATATGCTGAATTATTTGGGTCTAAAAATTTAGGGTTAACATTTGATTCATCCGAAGTAATGTCTGGCAACTTAAATAAATCTTTATTATTAATGTCATATTTACCAATTAAGTATTTATATGGATCCAAAAGAGGTGCCAATTTAAAAAATACATCTTTATCCTTTGTTTTTTGTGTATTTATATTTTTAATTTTACATTCAAACAAGTTACTATTTTCTTCATCGCTTTCCTTAATACTTGAAATATACCATTTATGATTTAGGTTAATACTATTCCAATTTGTATCATTCAATGAAAAAAATCTCTTATAAATTGGAATATAATTCTGGGGTTTAGAGAGAAATAGACTTTTCGAATCTTCTAAACTTTTGAAAAGTTCCACATTTTTTCTTTTTTGGTAATTTAGGTCAACCATCATTAGCTATTTAATATATAAATTCCCTATTATTTAAACTTATTTATTGTTATTAAATATAATTTTTTATACTAATGCGTATTTTTTTTTTATAAAAAAGGCAATTATAATATATGTCGCTAGAATTAAAAAAGTTTGATATGAAATCTATTAGCTTTAAGCCTAACGAAAATAAAGGTCCTGTCGTAGTCCTACTAGGTAAAAGGGACACAGGCAAGAGTTTCTTAGTTCGTGATTTACTTTATTACCACCAAGATATTCCAATAGGAACAGTAATTTCAGGCACAGAAGAAGGCAATGGTTTTTATACCAAAATGGTTCCAAAATTATTTATCCATAATGAATACAATACGGCAATTATAGAAAATGTTTTAAAAAGGCAACGTACAGTTTTAAAACAAATAAAAAAAGAAATGGAAACATTTAAGCGAAGTACAATAGACCCAAGAGCATTTGTAATTTTAGATGACTGTCTATATGATGCTACTTGGACGCGAGATAAATTAATGCGTCTTTTATTTATGAACGGGAGACATTGGAAGATAATGTTAGTGATAACAATGCAATATCCATTAGGTATTCCTCCAACTTTAAGAACAAATATCGATTTTGTTTTTATTCTAAGAGAGAATTATATTGCGAATAGAAAAAGAATTTATGAAAATTATGCTGGAATGTTTCCAACATTTGAATCATTTTGTCAGGTAATGGACCAATGTACTGAAAATTATGAGTGCTTGGTAATAAATAATAACTCAAAATCAAATAAACTACAAGACCAGGTTTTTTGGTATAAAGCAGAGAGCCATAATGATTTCAAACTAGGTTCAAAAGAGTTCTGGGAATTATCCAAAGGAATCACAGATGATGATGAAGAAGAAAAATATGACCCAAATTCAATTAAAAAACGTGGTGGAGGACCAAAAATCAGTGTTAAAAAAACAAAATGGTAATAAATATATAATATATTAACTATTAATTTAGTATATTATATTTAATCTTTTTTGACAACAAAAGGACCGCTAATAAGCTCACTTTGTCCGTGGTCTGTGTTTCCAGTTACAATGTTCTCTCCTTCAAAGAGTTCAGAACGGATATCAGCAGCAGAAATTGTTTCATTATCCTTTGAGAAAGATGTACTAGCATTAGTAACACCAATCAAGTTGCCTTCATCATCAATTGATTGAGTTAATGTATTTCCAGACTTCTCGGCATTCTTGATATTTTCCTCAATTGCCTTTTGCTTTGTTTCCTTAACACGTTGGTCGAACGCGGTCTTAGCATTAGACTCATTCTTAGTCTTTTCGTGCATCAATTGGTTTAGCTCCTCTTCCATATACTCAACACGTCCAGTCTTATAAGCCTCAGGCTCCCAAGGCATCCATAATCCAACAGGTCCAACGTACACATCGTGGTTAGGGTCAAGTTCTCTCAACATTTTACATCTCAACTCAGCTTCTTCTAAAGTTGGATATACACCTCTAATCTTTAATCCTCTTGTAGAAGTTTGAAACTGATTATTGATGCCAAACGATTTCTCAAGCTCTTCCTCATTGTTATCAAGATAAGTTTTATATTCATCCCTCATACTTGATTTTGTTAATGTTTCTTTTTCCTCTTTAACAAACTCTTTAAAATCATTTGTTAAATCATCAAAAGTCATATTGTATTTAAATGAAACAAAATTCAAAAATTGTACGAACTTTTCCATAGATTTATTTAAATCCCACTTCTTTAGGAATTCTTCAAAAAAGAAAATTTCTTTTTGTTTTAAAATATTTTCAGGAGAAACAAAAGAAACACACGCAAATTTTTGTCCGGCAATTGGCTTATCTTCCTCTAGCAAGTCAACATATTTAGAATTTTGTTTTCCGTTATTTATTTTTCTCTCAAATCCAGCCTTTTTAGAACCTTTTTCTTTAGAATGACTCATTTAAATTAATTAAAGCAAATTATTTAAGTTTTTTATCGCAAATATATATATTTTTTTCTTTTTATTTATTATAATGGAAGGTTTAATTAATGTTGGAGAACTTGTTAAAAGAATAATTAAGTATCTTGTCGAAGGTTTAATGGTTGCTATTGCTGCCTACGCTATTCCTAAACGTTCTTTGAATATTGAGGAAATTATTTTGATTGCCTTAACTGCTGCTGCCACCTTTAGCATTTTGGATACATACATCCCATCTATGGGTGCTACTGCCAGATCTGGAGCTGGTTTTGGTATTGGTGCCAATCTAGTCAGATTCCCTGGTGGGTTTTAAGAAATTATATAGAGATAATTTTTAATAATTTTATAAAATCAACATTTTATTTTATAAAATATAATTTAATATTATATACTGATGCCAAAAAATTTAAAAAGTAAAAAAAATAAAAAAATAAAGTACAGAAAAACAAAAAGAAATACTAAAAAATATAGAAAAAGAACAAGAGGAGGTGTAAAAACTAAAGAACAAATTCAACAAGAAATGATGAAAGGTGCTACACCTATAACAGACCCTATTGAATTAAATAGATTAGTTGAATCCGATAGAATCGCAGAAGAAAGAGAGAGAAATAATGCTGAAATAAAAAGAATTAATGAAGATTTAGAGAGACAAAGGATAAACTCGATAACAAGTTTTCCATCAACTCCTATGAGTCCAGAAGATGCTAGAAGACAACAAGAGCAAGATTTATTAGATAATACTCGTGTTAATAGTACAAAAGCAAAAGCAAGAAAATTAACTCTTGCTGATTTAGGTGGGTCAAAAAGAAGAAAAGGTAAAAAAACAAAAAGCAAAAAACTTAGAGGCGGTAATAGATTTGGTGGAAATAATATAGGGGCAAATTGTTATGACCCTAATTTTTCAATTTATAATACAAATATGTTAAAATTATTCCCATATAAAGGTGGAAGCGCAATTCCTCCAGAAAGAAATATGAAATTGTTACAATCTCCTGAAGCAGAAGAAAGATTAAGATTAGAAGAAGAAGAAAGAGAACGATTAATTGAAGAAGAAAGATTAGAACATGAAAATGAAATAAGACGTCAAAATGATGAAGATGATAGAATACGTGAAAATATTCAAAATGAGTTTATTAATAATAATAATAACAATAATAATCCTAGAAATTATTTGGATGAATCAGATGAACCAGATATGGAAAGATTATCTTTATCTGAATTAGGTGGTTCTAAACAAAAAAATAAGAGAAAAAGTAGAAAGGGTAAAAGAAGTAGAAAAAGTAAAAAAGGCGGCGAATTACAATTAGATGACCCATACAAAAATTCTGAAGGACCACAATATTAAATACTTTTATACATTATTTTATATATTGTATAAAACAAAAAATTAAAGTTTAGTTAGTTGGTGTGCTGCATCATTTAATGGTTTTTTATAAGATTTATATTTATTTACAACATAATATATTGTACCAATTATTATACAACCAGCAATTGACACACCTACAATACCACCAATAGTATTAATACCTAAATAATTATTTGAAGATGAAGATGATGAAGAGGAACTTAATGGAGTAGTGTATACACCAATATTAGGGTCCCAATAAATACTATTGGTTCCTTTTGAACTAAAACAAAACCACATTCCTAATGCTTGTTCTCCTTCATATTCATCATCTGTTTCTATTAGTGAGTTTAATTCTGTTGCGTTTAACATTCGTGTTGATACAAATCCAATACTATTGTTGTTATAAACAATTATGGTATTCCATATTAGAGCAGAATATCCAAGAGAAGGGTCTGAGGTTTTTTGAGAAACATAGCCTTCTTCATATGATGTTTCAGTTTCATATTCAGTTTCATTTTCCGTTCTATATTCCATTAATAAAGCTAATTGATTTTCGTTATTTTGATAAATCCAATCCTGAATAATAATATCAAACTTCATGCTATTTGGTTCATAGTATTTTGTGAAATTGCTAGTTAAATGCGCAATCATAGTTAAAAAACCATTAGTGTTCTCACTAATAGTAAAATCATACACACCATAATTATCTGGGCCTGAATAAGTGATATTTTTATATTGGTTTTCTCCAACAAAATATAATGTGCCAACTTTTTCACTGTCCTGCATAATTTCATCAGAATTTTCAT